CCCGGCGTACATATTCATTGGCAAGGCTGCGGTGACAGCGGAGGTATAGAAGAGATTAATTTCTTAACTCCGCAAGGGGTACAGTATTCTAAACAATATGGATCTGTGCCCCCTATTTACCAGACTAGTGAAAATGGACCTGGTACGTACTACCTCGTTAAACCAAAGCAAGGGCATGATGGAATTACACGTAATTCGGTAGTATATGTAGGAGAGGGTAATGACTACACACTAGGTCAGTTTATTTATGAACGCTTTGATGTATGTGAAATCAATGATGGCGGCTATGCTCATGCTTTTATCGAGATGCCACACGGTAAAATGTGGGGCGAGTCGTGGGATTATGTAACTGAAGAGCGCATCAATACCTCTATGGCTTATGAAGATTGACCAGCGGCGACTTAAACGACAGCAGCAGGTCATAGACAAGTGGACTAAAGCAGGGCGACGTGGTACTCTCGAGGCTGTAACAGGCTTCGGTAAGACTTACGTCGCTCTTCTTATCCTGCAAGACTTGAACATGCGGTTACCTACAGGTACTGCATTGGTGGTAGTGCCTACTCAGAATCTGCGAGACCAATGGCAGAGTCAGATCGAAGAGATGGGTATCACTAACACAACAGTTAGAGTCATAAACAGCGCAGTTAAAATACAAACTGAGTGTGACTTGTTGATACTTGACGAGATACATAACTACATGTCTGATGTATTTCGAGGTATCTTTGCGTGTACCGACTATCGGTATATCCTTGGCTTGACTGCTACACTTGATCCTGAAGACCCTAGGTTTCATATCATATCTAGTGCCGCACCAGTCATAGATACTATCTCTCTTCGGGAAGCTGTGCGTAACAACTATGTATCACAGTTTCAGGTCTTTAACCTCGGTCTACGCATGGGCAAGAAAGAGGAGAAAGAATACAAGCTGATAACGGATGACTACTACAAAGCATTCGCTATCTTTAACAACCGGTTTCACGCAGCGATGCGTTGTATGACCGATCGGCAATACCTCTCAGTATTCACTAGAAACTTAGCAGGTTGGGACGAACAGCAGGTACTTAATCAAGCCCGTGCTTTCAACCGTGCCATGCAGAAGCGTAAGCAGCTTATCTATAAGAGTGCTACTAAACGTGAAGCAACCAAGAAGCTCATCGATATATTCGATGTGCCGACAATCACTTTTAGCGAGAGTGTTGACTTCGCTATACAAATGAATAAAGAGACGCAACCTTGGGGTGCAGCATATCATTCAAAAATGTCCAAGTACGCTCGCCAGAACGTCTTGGATTCCTTTGCAGATGCTCGAACAGACACACGTGTGATACACACAGCACGTGCGTTAGACGAGGGCTTTGATGTAAAGGGTATTGAGCTGGCTATTGTATGCTCTGGTACTTCTACTCCACGGCAAGACCTGCAACGAACAGGTCGAGCTATTAGATTTCAGGAGGGAAAGACCGGAGTTATTATTAATCTTTATCTGAAAGATACTCAAGATGAAAAATGGCTCAAAAAGCGGCAAAGCAAGTCCGCGAATGTCCAGTGGGTCCACTCCATCCCGGAGCTACTCACAAAGTGCAACGACTCTTTACTCAGAAATCCTATTGCTGGTTAAAGCTGGCAAAAGGAAATGGGCAGACCAGCCCTGGCAGTTCCAACTGTCACTAAGTGAAGAGTATAATTTAGAAGCTTCTCTAGAACATATTCAAGAGGAGCTATTTGATGCCCGTAATGTAGAACAAACAATCATGATGAAGAATGGTGTACCCGCTCGATAAGTACGTAGACGTACTGCTGAAGCTAGACATCAGCCCGATTCAAGTTTTGTTCTGCCAAATCATATATGAACGGCGGCATGACCTGCTCTACAAGATTGCCCAAGAGGGGCAAATATTCCCTAAACAATACTTGGATGATCTTGTAGACAAGGGTTTTATAGTTGATACCAACCCAAGCGAAAGCTCTAAGTACGCAGATTTTTATGAGGTTACGGACAAGTTTGTTCAGGCATTCTACACTGTCTCGACGACAGACGGTGAAGAGTTTTGGTCTACGTACCCAGCTTTTATTACCATTGACGGTAAGAAGATTCCGTCTAAGGCGGTCAATAAAGAAGAGCTGGTAAGATGGTATCATAAACACGTTGGTAGTGTGCACGACCACAGCAAAGTCATGAAGGCTTTGAAGTTTGCAAAAGAACGTAAGCTTATAAGCATGCGTATCGACAAGTGGTTACAAGCAGAGTCTTTCGTAGACCTGTGGGATATGATGAGAGAAACACCAATAGAAGACTTACCGCATGATCGAATCCTCTAAGCTACAGGTACGCCCTATGTCAGCAGTCGTAGAATCTACTCAGACTACGATTCACAACTATATGGATGGCAAAATCCCCGTAATGAAAACACGCTGGGACAAAGTCAACAAGATGCTGCTGGGTGGCATGCAGTTTGGGATGGTTTATGTAGTAGCTGGTGCATCAGGTCACGGTAAGAGTATGTTCTTGAACAACTTACTCCGTGACTTTACTTCTACCGCTTACAATAGATTTGATAAGCCGGTTAAGATCCTGCACTTCTCATTCGAGATGTCTGCAGAGATGGAGCTGATGCGTAGGCTTTCTTCTTTAGCCGAGGTACCACTGGACCGTATGCTTCATGCAACGACAGCTCTCAACGATACAGAACGTGTGATGATTGAAGATAAACTACGGCAGATTAACGAGCCGTCTATCTATTTCATCGAGCAGCCTGGCAACAGAATGCAGATAGCACAGACTGTATCAGAGTTCATAAAGACACATGGTGATTGTCACTACGTCATATGTCTAGACCACACTTTGTTAGTGACACCGATGCCTGGTGAGAACGAGATTCAAACCCTCGCTGAACTAGGTAAGATTAGTATTGAGATCCGTAAACGCTTTGGCGCTATGGTTCTTCTACTCTCTCAGCTCAATGATAAGATAGAGGGGGAGAAGAGACGCGATCCCGATTCACCTAATCTGCACTACCCATTGAAGACTGATATCCATGGCAGTAAGCAGCTATACCATGCTGCTGACATTGTTATGGTAATACATCAGCCTTCGCTATTGGGGCTAGAAGCGTACGGTAGGAAAAACCTACCGACTAGAAATCTAGTAGCACTGCATTGTCTAAAGAATAGACATGGACAAGCAGGTATAACGCTACTTAAAAATAATTTAAGACATGGAATCTTTGAAGACTGGGACGGTGGAGATACAGCAGCACGTAGAGACAACCCCTACGGTCTCTAAGAGTATGCCCATTGGTACCATACTCGTAGAAGAATGGCAAATCCCTGATATGTGTAGAAGCAAAGGACACTCCGGAAGCTTCATAGTATTAGGACGCAAAAGTGCTTACAAATTCATAGGCACGGACTATCTAACTGTCTGTAATGTAACAGATTACACAGCTAGTTCTACCCTTAAAGTGCTTGAAGATGAGGAAGTTTTATCGTATCTTAGAGTACGCGCTCAGAAGCTACTAGGCGGAGTTATTCACGAAATAGAAGAAGGAGTATTCGATGATTGAACCACAGAAAATCGTAGCTGCAGTATCACCGCAGCGCTTGTTTATTTATGGCAAGCCCAAAGTAGGTAAGACTAGTGCAGTAGCACAGTTACCTAACCACTTGATTATCGACACTGAAGTCAAGGGAAACAACGGAGATCAACTCGTAGGTGGCACCTCATATTGTGAGGGAGCTACAAGCGTAGTGGTTGACGGACTACCTAAACTTAAAGAGTGTCTAAGCTATCTCCAAGAGAAGCCAGGCACTCACGACTTTATCGTACTTGATACCATTGACCACATCGAGGCATGGGTTGGTGAAGCTGTATGCAGAGCACATAGTGTGAAGCATATCGGTGACATTCCGCATGGCAAAGGCTGGTCCTTAATGCGTAATCAAGTAATCGCTATCGTCGAGCAGTTTGCACGTGCGTCTAAGCACATCATTATCGTAGGCCATCAGAAAGATGGACACGACGATGAAGGCGTAGAGGTACAGAAGATCAACCTTACAGGTAAACTCAAGACTCATCTGTGTTCTATCATGGATGGTGTCGGACGTATCCTTCGTGAGGATGATAAGATTATGGTAGACTTTAGAACAGGAGTTAATACTGATGCAGGGTGTCGTGTCCCTACCCTTGCAGGTCAGTTGATTGAATTAAAGTGGGAGACTGTATACCCTGATACTATCCAATAATGTACGGATTTGATGAACAAACAGGAGCCTCAAGCGGAGGCTCTCGTATCCCTGCAGGCATCACAGAAAATGTGAGCCTCAAAGATGTAGTGTATGAACCTCTGAAAGCTGATGGCAGCGGAGATGATGTGCTCAAGTTTCTCTTTAGTGATGCAGCTAGCTCTAGCTTTACACACATCGAGTTTCCTATTGACGCTGACCGATTGACCGAGCTTGCTAAAGGCTGGGGCAAGAGTCAAGCTGATGCTGAGTCTTACGTCAAGCAGCAGTTCGACGCACAAGGTGAGCGTATCAAGCACGTGTTGTCATGCTTTATCCCTAAAGACAAGTGTGTATTCCGTGCAAAGAACTTCAAGGAGTTTGCTGATGGCGTGATCAAGATGCTTGGAGAAACGTACGTAGATGTACCGTGCCGTGTTAAGATTGTCTACAAGAAGAACAGTCAGTACACCACGTTCCCTAACCGTGCATTCAAGCCATTCATCCAACCTATGCGTGAGCCTAACCGCTTGGTGATTGACCCTAAGTGGGACATCGTTGAAGCGGCTGCTCCTGATAGTAGTGGCGATGCATGGTCTGATAATGAGAAAGCTACAGCTACTACAGAAGACACAGCTCCCTGGTAATGTATCAGCTCAAGCCTGATCTAAGTGCAGATTATATCCTAGGTGAGCTTAGTCAGGAGCAGATAATGCAGCACTATCTCAAGGTGCCCATCAAGCTTCGGACTAGGTTTCTTAGTCCTCTACGTGAGGATAAGAACCCAACCTGTGGATTCTTCTACAACAAAGAAGGCTCGCTGATATTCAAGGACTTTGCTGGATTTCTAAGCGGCGGTTGTTTCAAGATTGTAATGCATATCTACAACTGCTCCTTTCACGAGGCACTAGAAATTATTGCAAATGACTTCGGATTGATTGATGGGGTGCGGGTAGAACGAAAGGACTATCCGCACCTTGTCACTTTCCAACGGAGGGAAACTGTTATACAAATTAAGAGACGCGCATTTAATGATGAAGACCGTGAGTACTGGACTCAGTTCGGTATCAGTAAAGCAACCCTCTTACATTTCCATGTGCCACCTTTGGAGGCAGCATGGTTGAACGGCAAGTGTATCTATTCCTATAGGAAAGGTGACCCTGCATATGCATATGACTTCGGAGATGATCAGTACAAGATCTATTTCCCGAAACGTAAAACCAATAGGTTTATGTGTAACTGCAGCATCGTTCAAGGATACCAGGTACCGCGTGATATCAGCAGAGGCGTTATCATTACTAAGAGTATGAAGGATGTCATGGTGCTACATGAGTTTGGCTTCACAGCTTTCGCCCCACAATCGGAGACGGTATACCCTGACCCTGAGTGGATTGCAAGTTTGCTTGAAGAAGCTCCGATAGTCAAAAGTCTCTACGACTTTGACCGAGCGGGTGTGACTATGGCAAACTACATGCGGAAGAAGTATGGCATCGAACCTATGTTTCTAACCAATGGTAGATTCGGCAGCATTGACTATAAAGCTAAGGATATAAGCGACTTAGTACAGATGCACGGTCGAAGCGAGGTAGATAAACACATATCTTTATGGTATGGCACATATCGTGACGATTACGATTCCGGAGTTCATCACTCACGTAAAGATGAGCAACCGGAGACGACCGACTTACTACACTAGTAAGGATAAGATCCCAAAGAAGTACCAAGATCCTACCTTCGGATATGACCGAAAGGGTAGGCTATGTACTAACGATGGACAACCTATCATTCGTAACGCAAGGAGTGTAAACACCCCGCGTATGAAGAAGATTAACGGGCAAGACTTCTATGCTGGCAATACAAGACCAGTCATGCGAGTCAAAGTCGTTAATGCAATTAAGGATGCTTTCCGCCCTTACCTTAGGAAGGTTCGGAAGATTCCTAAAGACAAGTTTCCAATTCAAATCAGTTGTGCTATGTATGATGTAGCAGGTAAAGCCGACTGGGATTTAGATAACAAATGGATCTACCTCAAGGTGTTCCAAGACCTTATCGTAAATGAAAAACTCATACCTGATGACAACATCAAGTATGTTAGTAAGGCAGCTAGCATGGAGTTCTTTCCAGTAAAAACTACAGAAGAACGTAAACTAGTATTTACTATTACATCAGACACAAGAGAGCACACGCTTTTCTATGTATGATTCATATTACAGGGAAGATTAAAGACGGGATACTAGTCCCGTATGAAGATCTTCAATTTCACAACGAGCTACGTAAGCTCGAAGGACACGACGTTGAAGTAACAGTCAACAGTGTACGACTACGCAGCAATCCCCAGAATAGATACTACTGGGGCACACTGCTGTACATGATTCGAGAAGAACTTGAATCATCCGGATACCAAGCAGGCGACTTAGTCACTGGTAGAACCGGCAATCTAACACGCGATATCGTCCATGAAGTGATGAAAGAACTCTTCGCTAAAGAAGAACTCTACCATCCTGAAACAGGACGCGTTATTGCACTGACCAAGAAGTCCACTAAAGATATGTCTACTAAAGAGTTCAAGCTTTACATAGACAACATTCGACAGTGGGCTGTCGAGAATCTAAGTCTGGATATACCAGACCCTTCACACCTTTATTCCATATAAAATGGGCAAGTTAAAAGAGCATTACCACGAAGAAATTTCGAGTGGTATGACGGCTGGTGCGCCGGAATTAGAATACGCACAAAAATGTATGAGAGATGTATCCCATGCAGTCAAACTCTACCGCAACGGAGATGCAGATGCAGATGTATTTATCATGAAAGTATTTCATGTAGTAAACCAGTTTGATAATATGGATACGCCATGTCAACCGAAGTAAAAGTAGACATGTACGACACGTTAATGGAAGATGCCCCTTTTAGTCACGGAGACTTATATGGGTACCACTCTGTTAGCGCTATCTGGGAGACTAGCCCACGCACAAAGTATCGCTTTGGTATCGAGGCAGAGAAAGAGGATCTCCAAGGTAAACATATCTGTCAGCTATACCAAGGGTGCAGAGAAGAATACCTTCCTCACTCTTGGCGTGCAGAACGTGACGGCTCCCTAGGCATGCATGGCTTTGAGATTATCAGCCCTATCTACAATCTAGAGAATGATGTATACAAGCAACACCTTAGTGAGCCTGTACTTAATTACCTCATCCACTCAAGCGTAAACTTTCAGTGCGGTGGGCACATTACCATCTCTAAACACGACGCTACTCCTCAGTGGTATATTGATAAGGCTGCTCAGATTATCCCGCTTCTTTATGCTTTGTACCCTAAGCGGGCTAAGCGGAGGGGCTACTCTAAGTTCTATACTAAGAACGATTATTCTGAGCGATACAACGCTATTAACCTTGGGCATTCCGATCGTATGGAGATTAGAATCTTCAGTGCTATCAAGAATCTTAAGCAGCTAGAGTGGCGAGTAAAGCTCTTACGTATCCTCTTTACCACAGAGAGATACGACGATCTTTCTTGGGATACGGTATACAAGGACTTGCTCGATATCAATACAGAATTGGGCGGGCATATCTACAGCTTGTACAAAAAGAAGTATGGCGAGAAAGTCATGCTTGCTGCTGCATATAGCAAAGCCTTTGCAGTAGAATCAATTGAGTGGAAAGCCTACAGTAAGGTGCGCACTCTAATTCCAACCGGAGTAAGGAACAGACTCATTGTCCAACCCGACCCTACGGTTAAGTCAAATTTAAAACAACTCACTCTCGATGTGTGTGATTATAGTCAAGAAGCAAACCGGGAAGCTTGATCCCTCTATTGCCGCCCAAGCGCTGGCATACAACCCCCACGGATTCGGTATCCAAACCCTAGACGACGGTAACATCTACCGTACTATGAACATTGCAGAAGCTCAGGACTGGCTACAGTCTGAGCGTCCGTATATCTTTCACTCTCGCCTAACAACAATGGGAGAGACTAACCTAGCGAATACGCACCCAGTTCAAGTTAATGAACACAACTGGCTATTCCATAACGGTACCGTACAAGTACCTCACACATGGGATATAAAGAAGTCTGACACTCGTTTTGTGGCAGAGACTTTGCGTAAATCTCCTTGGCAAACATGGAAGGATATCCTATCTCTTACTGATAGTCGCTTTGTCTATACCCGTATGAGTAAAGCAGGCAAGGTCTACGTTAATCGTATTGGCAAGTGGCACGAGAAAGACGGCGTGTACTATAGCAAACCAAACGTGATTGACAAGCCTCACTTGATTGCGGTATATGGCACATTGCGTAAAGGCTTTGGCAATCACCGGCTTCTTAGTGATGCTCGTCTTCTAGATAGCGGCATTACTATTGATCAGTATGCTATGGTGTGTGAAGGCATCCCGTATGTTGCTTCCGGTCATAGGGAAGACGGTAACAACCTAACTGTAGAAGTGTACGCTGTAAACGACGAGACTCTTAAAGAGGTCGATCGCTTGGAGAACCATCCTGAGTGGTACCAGCGTAAAGAGATAAAGGTTAAGCTAGACAATGGTGTCGTAGCTACGGCTTGGCTTTACTTCAATGATACAGTAGATGTAGAAGGTATGCGCTTTTACGATGACTTCGGCAAGTACAGGAAACCGACTACAAGTTCTTTGTATAGAAGCTCTGTGTTTGACGAGTTAGAAGACTACGGTGACTACCATAACAGTGAAGCCGGATTCGATTTCATCTGGGATAAAGGAGAGAACATGTGGTTTAATCTTACGACAGATGAGTACCTTACTGACGAAGAATACAAGGAGATCACATCTAAACAACTTACGCTTTTCACATGAGTTACTTTGAAATAAAAGCAGTAAGCAATAGCTCACTGAACTACATTGATCCGGAGACCGGGGGTAATCCCCGGCTCTTCCGGAAATTTCTTGACGGACAACTGGAACAGAAGTCCTCCAAATCTTTTGAGATTGGTACGCTTATCCATGAAGAGCTGCTAGAACCTGGCAAGCTCGACATCATCCCAGAGAATGTACCTGGACCGAAGACACAAGACATCATCGACACTTTGTACAATAGATTGTACAGCGATATAGAAGCAGAGGATGTACCTATTACCGAGCTAGACTCTATTCAAGAGGACACTTGGCAAGCAGTCATCCCCGCTGACTTCTATAAAAGCAATGGGCTGCAGACTAAAATCAACCGTATCTTAAAGGACGGCAATGATTACTGGAAGTGTATCTGTACCAGTGCTGGCAAAATGATTGTCGACCCTGCTACTTACCACACTGTACAAGGATGTATTGAGTCTATTAAGATGCATGAAGCTGCCAATGAGTTGATCTGCAAAGACGGCTTTGGAAAGTTTGATGAGGCTATGGCTGAGACGGAGATTACCTTCGACTTGGAGTGGCCTGCAGAGAATGACCAGCTTATCAATGTACCGGTCAAAGCAAAGATTGACCGCGTTTTGTTTGACCACAAGACTAAGTCAATCACATTAGTAGATTTAAAAACAACTGCTAAGCCTTTAGGTCGCTTTGAAGAGACTGTAGGTATGTACCACTACCATCGCCAACTTGCATATTACCGTATGTGCTTGGAGACAGCTTACCCAGGCTATGAGGTAACAGAGTGCTATATCGTAGCAGTTCAGACAAACAAAGAATACCCTGCTGAGGTCTTTAAGATTGACGAAAGTTATCTAACACAGGGTATCAAAGAATACGAAGCACATCTAGACCGGATTGCTTTTCACCTAGCCCGTAACAACTGGGGTAACTCTATGGAGACTCAGATGGGCATGATTCAAAACCTGGTATTTCCCGATGGTGACAACCTATGAACACGCCGTAGGTAAACAATGGGCTAAGCATTTAGATGCTGAATTCGAATCAAAGTATATGCAGGCTCTCAAAGAAAAATTGGGAGTCTGCTATACGTTTGGTACTGTTTATCCTGCTGGCAAAAACATCTTCAGAGCGTACCGAGATACACCTCTGAATGACGCTCGCGTACTTATCCTAGGCCAAGACCCCTATCATGATGGGGTAGCTACTGGTTTAGCATT